TGCTCGACCCGTTAGTGCTAACCTCGTTAAACATTACAGTAATTCGTTTTACCCAACTCGGAATACCAGTAAAATCTATGGAAGTTCCGCTTGTAGAAGCTACGGCAGTTCCGCTAGTTAAAACACCCGTACCTGTTGGAGTTCCGCTAAATACAGGGCTTGCTAATCCAGCCGAGGTTAGGTTAGGGCTATCGCCTGAAATTGTAATTGCCATAATTAAGCCTCTTGTGTTGGTTCAGCAGGTGCTTCAGCAGGGGTTTCCGCAGCTTGTGCGGCTACGGCTGCATCATGAGCAGCTTGTTCTTCTGCTGTGTACTCTACTTGAGTTACTGTGCCAGTTGCTAGGTCTACTACGATTCTGTGTGTCATGGTTTATCCTTCGTATTGAATATTGATTGAACCAGCATCAAAAGCGTCTGTGCCGTTTACGGTAGTTATTCGGATACGGTCAAGAGTTGCAGAAAGGGTTTTTGAACCCCCAGCAGCAGCCATGTTTGATACACTAATCTGTACTCCAGCAGATAAAACCCAATTATTTCCAGATATATTTGTCAAAACTGCATGACCCATAATGGCTGCGTTTGTAACAATTTGCCCCATTAAGTTATATCCAACAGTATTTACTGCATAAGTTGGGCTTTGATTAGTACCACCACCATTGTACCCAGTTGTTTCTATTCCGCCAGAATCTCCTAATTGAATACAAACTAAACTTGTACCATTAGTAGATACACCATCAAACATCACCGTAATGCGCTTTACCCAGCTAGGAATTCCCGTAAAATCAATGCTTGTTCCGCTTGTACTTGCAACCGCAGTACCTTGAACTAATGTTCCTGATACACCCGTGGACAAAACAGATAACTTAGTAGTTCCGTTGCTTTGTAGGTTAAGTTCACCACTTGTATCGGCTGTTTGAATAAACCCTGAACTGGTGCTTGCATTTAATGTGACTGCCATTATAAAACTCCTAATATTGCTTTAACTTCGTCTTGAGTAAGCCCAAGTGCAGATAACTTAGATAGTGCTGATTCTTTAGCTAAGGTTTCTGCTTCTTTTTTAGCATTTTGGGCGGTTAATGTAGATTCCCATAACGCATCTAGTTCAGCTTGTGTTGGTTTTGGGGTATCGCTTAACCATGTCAACCCATCATAAGAATCGCCATTAAGTGTCCAAGATTTACCAGCGTAATTTTTGGTTAAAATTAATGTGTAATCAATCATCCTGAAATCTCCATTACTGTAATAGACGACATACCCCTAAAATAAGCATTGCTATCTGTATCAACTTGACTTCGATTTACATAAGCAGTATTTGAATACGCTTGAATTTGAATCTTATAAGTAGTGGCAGATGTAGTTGCTGGAGAATCTAAAAACATAATGGCATCGCCAGTTAATGTAACACCAAAGTTTCCATAAGATTCACCGCCTGAAGTTCTTGGTCTGCTACCAGCGGCATCCCCAATCCCAATAGCAGTTGAATTTCGCATTAAACGAATACCGCTTGCAGAAGTTGAGGTTGTTCCAACATGATTTACATTGGCTAAAATCAAAATTTTATTTGAAGAAGAAGTTGGAGTAATATTTACGGATAAACCAGTAATATCAGCAAAAGTAGAACTTGACATTGTAAAAGTATCTGTTTTTACTGTTTGAACCACTTGCAACACAGTACCAGCACTACTATTAGTTAAAATAGTTCCTGAAGTGGTTGGCAGGGTAAGCGTAGTAGTACCAGCTACCGCTTGTTCTTGTAGCGTACAACTTCCGCTAGTTGAACCCATTAAGACAATAGACATATATAGTTTCCTTTAAAGAATTACCCAGCGGCTATCGCTAGGAACAGTTACAGTTACGCCGTTTGCCAAGGTGATAGGACCTGTACACATAGCATTTTTATTTGTAGTGATGGTGTAGCTTCCGTTAATAGTTTTGCTATTCTCAAAGAAAATATCATCAGCACCGTTACCCCTTGCACCACCACCGATTTCTACCACAGTTCCTGCAGCAGTCTCGGTAAAGATTTTACGGTCTGTTACGTTAACTGCTAACTCACCTTGTACTAGCTGACCTGCTGTAGGGACTGAACCCGCAGTTGAGCTGTTCTTAATTACAATCGTTGTTGCCATTAGTATGTGTCTCCATTAACACTAGCCTGAAAAGAGGTTTGAAACATTACAGAACTACCCATCTTGACCCACTAGCAACTGTTACTGCAAAGCCACTGCTGATTGTAATAGGACCAGCAGATAATCCGTTGTTTCCTGATGTAACGGTTACATTCTCAGCAATGCTATTTGAATTGTACGCAATCGCTTTTGTAGCAGCAGTGCCGAAATATTGACCACCTGCTACAGTTGCGGTTGATACAGCAGTTATTAAACCCTTACCATTTACTGTAACTACTGGAATTGCAGTACTAGAACCAAATGAACCTGTATTGCTGTTTACTGTTGCTAAAGTACCTGTTCCAGTAACATTCCCAGAACCATCAAACGAACCGCTAGTATACGCTAAATCACCCGTAATTGCAACTGTTCTGCCAGTAGTTAAAGTAGCCGCACTGCCAGTAGTGTTTTGATTCAGTGTCGGTACATCACCTGCTTGAATGGTAGACATAACTACATCCGTACCATCACCACGCAGATACGACCCTGCTGTAACCGAACCAGCAAGAGCATCTAAAGCAGCTTGGCGAGTGGTTGCACCTGTGCCGCCATTTGCTATTGCTACTGTTCCTGTGACGTTTGCTGCAGTACCGCTAATAGAACCTGTGATTGTGGAACTAAAAGTCTTATCACCAGTGATTGTTTCTGTACCAGCTAAATGAACTAAGGTATTATCTGCAACAGTTGCTGCTGTACCAAGACCTAGCGAAGTACGACCTGTAGCAGCTACTAAATCAGTTGCACCACCATCCCACTTTAACCTATCCGCAAAAGCAGTATCTGCACTTGTTCCTTGAGCCGCAGTTGCATACGCACTTGCTGCGGTGGTTGCTGCAGTACCAAGTACTACACCATTTTTTAATAACTTACCTGTTGTGCCATCGAAGAAAGCAACTGCGCCGTCCGTGGCAGAAGCAGGACCAACAACATCACCAGAGCCAGAACCTGCTGCAGTCCACTCAACATCTGTTGCTCCAGCATTTAACGCTAGTACTTTGTTTCCGTTACCAGTATAGCTTGGCAGCAGACCGACCCGAGCGTTAGGGGCTGTTGTAGCACCTGTACCGCCGTTAGCAATGGCAACAGTTCCTGTAACATTGGAGGCTGTGCCAGTAGTGTTCTGATTCCATGTCGGAACAGTGCCACTTAGTTTACTGTAATCAAGACCTGTTAACCAAGAAGGATTACTGTAGCTTCCTGAAGTATAAACACCGTCTGTAACAGTAGCAGCGTTTCCTGTAACACTAATCGACCATGTACCTGTTGCTCCTGTACCGTCAGTAGCAGGAATATCAACACCAATCTCTAAACCAAGATTATCTCTTGCAGTTGCAACATCAGAAGAGTTTGTACCGCCCTTATCAACAGGAAGCACACCATTAATATCAGCAGTGCTAATGTCGAGGTTATCCCACGATGTATTAGTACCATCCGTTGTTAAATACCTACCGTTTTTACTGGTTTGGTTAGGGGCGAGAGCATTGAAAGCCTTATTAGCATCTGTCTGTCCTGTACCACCTTGTGAAATGGCTACAGGAAGGCTAATTGTCTCTGTCTGTCCTTCTAACGACCCACCAATACCACGAAAGATTGCCATCTATTGTGTCCTCTGTCTTATTTAAATATACTCAAGGAATATACTTAAACAAGACAGCCCCGAAGGGCTATCCTGAGTTTTTACTACTAGGCGTTTACAGCCAATACGAAGCCAGCTTCTGGACGTACAACTTTAGTGCCGAACAATGTGTCAGCAGTGTAAAGTGTGGACAAGTAGTCTTGCTTGTACTGAGTCTGTGAACGAACACCTAACTGCTCGCCCAATACCATTGTGTCGGTATGGAACAAAACAGCAGCTTTGATTGCGTCGCCAACAGAGTTATCAGCAGCAGTCTCAATCGTAGGCATATTGCTTGACACATAGATGTCAATGCCATACAGCTTACCGATTTGACCATTGTTTACGCCACGACCATCAACGAAGTCAGAGCTGTTATAACGGTCAATACCCATGATTGCATTACGCAGTGAAGGAGGAATCGCAAACTTACGACCATCCATTGGTACGTCAGCGTCGTCCATCAACTGGATGAGCTTACGGAAACCAGCGTCAGTGAACAAGTCAGAGGTGGTTACAGTGTCGAGAGCGTACAGTGTCAAACCTGTGGTTGCGTCGATAAAGTACGCATTGCTGTGTACCCAATCAGAAGCGTCGCCGTCGCCAAAAGACTTACCCAAAGCGATGAGGTCGTCATCAACTTGTTTAGCCAAAGCGTAACCAGCATCTTCCGTGTAGAAAGAACGCAGTGAAGACAATGCTTGAACTTCGACGATGTCCTCGATGAAACGTGAGTACTCGAAATGACGGTTGATTAAAAGCTGTACTTCGCTCTCGGTATCAGCTTGAACCGTTACAGCTGTGTTTGCAGCCTTGAGGGTTGCAACGCCACGAGTTGGTTTAGGGATGTGCAGTGT